ACAACAATGTCACATGATTTCAGTAAAGTTCCAAAGGCTGAAATTCAACGCAGTGTATTCAACCGTGACCATGGTCTGAAAACAACAATGGATGCAGGTAACCTTGTCCCTATCTTTGTGGACGAGGCTTTGCCAGGCGATACTTTCACGCTAAGGGCCACCGGCTTCGGCCGGTTGGCAACTCCAATCAATCCAATTATGGATAACATGTACATCGAAACATTTTTCTTTGCAGTGCCATACCGGTTGGTATGGAGCAACTGGGAAAAATTCTGTGGAGAGCAAGATAACCCTAATGATAGCACCGACTATCTGGTGCCGACAGTGTCAGGAACGGTTACAACAGGATCGCTCTTTGATTATATGGGCATTCCAATCGGAAACGCTCTTGAATGGAACAATCTGCACGGTAGAGCATATAATCTCATTTGGAATGACTGGTTCCGAGATGAAAACCTGCAAAATTCAGTAGTAGTAGATAAAGATGACGGCCCAGATACTTATTCTGATTACACAGTTCTAAAACGTGGCAAACGTCACGATTACTTTACTTCAGCGCTGCCATGGCCTCAAAAAGGCGAAGCAGTACAACTACCACTCGGATCAAACGCACCAGTTACCGGTATCGGACCCACGGCCGGCTTCGGGACATCAACTAATACATATCGGGATACAGCTGGTAATACCCAGACAACAGACAGCTTTAATATCACTGCTAATGTTAATATGGCAATCCATGCCCAAACCATAAGCGGAAGCAAATTCCCATCTATTTATGCGGATCTATCATCAGCTACAGCAGCAACAATCAATCAGCTGCGTGAAGCATTTCAGATACAAAAACTTTATGAACGTGATGCTAGAGGCGGCACACGTTATACAGAAATCGTGCGTAGCCACTTTGGGGTAGTATCCCCAGACAGCCGTTTGCAACGGCCGGAATATCTCGGTGGCGGAAAAGATCGGATTAACATTAATCCGATTGCCCAAACATCATCAACAGACACAACAACTCCGCAAGGTAATATGTCAGCCTTCGGTACTACCGGATTCTCCGGTCACGGGTTTAGCAAATCATTTACAGAACATTCAGTAATTATCGGAATGGCAGTTGTATTTGCGGATCTTAATTATCAACAGGGCATCAACCGGATGTGGAAGCGGCAGGATCGGTGGGACTTTTATTGGCCCGCCCTCGCCCACATCGGTGAACAAGCAGTTCTCAATCAAGAAATCTATGCACAAGGTACAACAGCCGACACAGGCGTGTTTGGATATCAAGAACGGTTTGCTGAATACCGTTACAAGCCAAGCATGATCACAGGACAAATGCGCTCAGACGCAGCTACCAGTTTGGATAACTGGCACTTGGCAATTGATTTTGGATCATTGCCAGCACTCAACGCATCATTCATCGAAGAAAACCCGCCAGTAGACCGGGTAGTAGCAGTTCCGGCAGAGCCGGACTTGCTTCTTGACATGTTCTTTGATCTGAAATGCGCACGACCAATGCCAACCTATTCAGTACCGGGATTAATCGATCACTTTTAGGAAAAGTGGAATGGATTTCAAATCTTTATTGGCTACTGCCGCTTTCCGTCGGTTTGTATTGCCTGTGGCGATCGGCGCTTTGGTTACTTGGCTGGTGGCTCATAATCACCCTGACTTTGCTGATGCTGTGTGCAGTATCGCTGCCGGTCTGGCTATAGCAGTAGAGGCATGTAAATGAACTTTCTAACAAGCACATTAAAAAACTTGGCAGGCGGCTTTTCAGCCGGGCAGTTAGCAGGTGGAATCGGTGGTCTTTTCCAAAACCGGGAGGCTAAAGCATCAGCAGCCAAACAAATGGCATTTCAAGAACGGATGTCCAACACGTCATATCAGAGAGGTATGGCAGATATGAAAAAAGCAGGGTTAAACCCAATCCTAGCTTATAAGCAAGGCGGTGCGTCCACACCATCAGGAGCATCCTACACACCACAAAACGTAGGTTTAGCAGGTGCACAAGCAGAAGGTCAGTTAGCGTCAGCATCACAACAACGGCAAACCGCGAGGATAACAAAAAGGACGGCAGATTATTTAAAGAAAGAAAATCTTACAATGCCGCAAATCCAATACACCGTTAAAAATGTATTGGGATCAAAGATGTTAGATACGTTTGAAAAAGCCTTATCAGGTAGAGCAAATGAGTTATCAGAACCATACAAAAAGCTGGGAATATTTATTCAACAGCAATTAGCTAGTCGCGGAATAATTAGCGGCGGTGTAACTCATTTTAGTGGTCCAAAATTAGCAAATTTAATCAGAGATATCGGCCAACAGATGGCCGCTATGGGCGTCGAAGGCGTCACAGGTATATGGCAACAAATATTCGGTGAAAGCAAATGACAAAAAAGACAGAACCACAATTCCGTACAGCTTACGGAGATCGTATTAAGTGTGAATTTCACACAACAGGCGAAAGCCTGACACAACAGCATTTCCTAGAGGAATGCGATATTAAAACAATCATTAAAAAGCATGACCGCACCGGCATAATTCAACATGTTGCCAGCGGCGTTGCTCAATACGGCGATTATTCAGAAATCAATGAATATCGCGAAAGTTTAGACTTAATTAATCATGCGCAAGAAAGCTTCGATGGCCTACCGGCCGAGCTGCGTAAAATGTTCAACAACAATCCCGGCGAATTCTTTGAGTTCGCAACAGATCCGGCAAATGCAGACAAAATGGTAGAACTGGGGCTTGCTCCCTCCCCTGCCCCAGTCGAAGTAAAGCCGGAAAAAGCGCCTGAGAAGCCCGTAGACTCCGATGTATCGGAGGGCTGACAGGCGCAGGCACAGTTACTCACTTGATGTAACTGTGCCTACTGACACCAGAGGAGGGAAAGACAATGGAAACATTGGATGTAAAAACACCAAGAGTAGACAACAACGGCAAAACTTGGTGGAGGCAGGTTGGGGTCGCCTTCCAGAACGAAGGCAAACCAATTCGCATCCTTTTGGATGCAATACCCCTGCCAGACCGGAAAACCGGAGACTTAGTTCTCATCCTTACAGAAAGGACCAAAAAAGATGAAGTACAGAAGTAAGATGTCTAAAAAGCGTTCACGGCGCTCTTTCACAAAAGGCGCGCAACGCGTTAAAAAGAAAAACTATGCAGCAGCACCTATGCGCGGTGGGTATCGTCTGTGACGTGTTACCACCCGCTATTAGCCTATAAAAACGAAGGCAAAGTAGTATTTAATAAGCCCTTCGCATTTGCGAGGGGCTTTAATTTACCGTGCGGACAATGCATCGGCTGTAGAATAAACTACAGTCGCCAATGGGCGATAAGATGCGTGCATGAAGCCCAAATGCACGAAGAAAACTGTTTCATAACACTCACGTTTAATGACGAGGCTCTAAATTCAAGAAAGAACCCTCTGTCTCTAGACGTGGAAGAATTTCAAAAATTTATGAAACGACTCAGAAAAAAAGTTGGAAAGAAAGTTCGTTTCTTTCACTGTGGGGAATACGGCGAAAAAAACGGCCGGCCCCACTACCACGCATTATTATTCGGGTATGATTTCCCCGATAAGAAATTGTGGTCAAAACGTGACGAAGTAATGCTTTACACGTCACAAGAATTACAACACCTGTGGCCTCACGGGTTTGTAACAATAGGTAACATGAATTTTCACACAGCGGCTTATGTCGCCCGTTATATAATGAAAAAACAAACAGGTGAAAATGCAGAAGAACATTATACAAAATGGGACCCCTTAACAGGGGAGGGCACCCAAATAAAGCCAGAATACTGTACAATGTCACGGCGCCCCGGTATTGGCGCGAAATGGCTAGAAAAATATAAAGCGGATGTCTATCCGCACGATTATGTCGTAATAAACGAATGTAAAGTAAAACCCCCAAGGTTTTACGATAAACAGCTGCCGGAAGAGGAATATGAGCAGCTGAAGGCCCGACGTATAGCGGAAGCGAACGATCCTATCGTCGAGTATGGGCCGGAAATGGATAAACTTTGGGTGTCAGAAACAATAAAAATAAAAAAGCTTGAAAGATTAATCAGAGATCTGTAACGTAAATAATTGTTTCATAATGTATATTATGGACGAAACTAAAACATGCAAAAACGAGGGTAACATGTTGAAAACACTATATTCAGTATACGATAGCAAAAGTCAGACATATGCATCACCATTTACAGAAATTGCAGACGGCACTGCAATCAGAGCAATGCAAGATCTTATTGCGAACAATCAAAATCACCCCTTCGCACGTTATCCTGAAGATTTCGAACTCGTCCGCTGTGGAAGCTTTAACGAGCTGGACGGGTCGATTTCAGAAGAACCGCAAGGGACAGTAATCAAAATGGATCAACTTGGAGAGTAAAATGAATTTATTCGGACCATCAGGCGCACAGCCTACAACAATGTCACATGATTTCAGTAAAGTTCCAAAGGCTGAAATTCAACGCAGTGTATTCAACCGTGACCATGGTCTGAAAACAACAATGGATGCAGGTAACCTTGTCCCTATCTTTGTGGACGAGG